GACCGAATGCCGCCTTCGACGCCAAGCGGAAGTTCACTCGTCCTCGGCTCAACTTACGAACATGACTCGAGGCGGAAATCCAGGCACGCAGTTGTTAACGACTGCTTAGCGCCCCAATTGTGGTCGTTCAGGCGATCCTTAGGCAGTCCCGAAAGCGGTCGTTCGTTCAATGCGCCCCTTCGGCGCGTCACCACCTCTGCATTCCGGCTCGAAAGGAACACCTACAAGCGGCTCACGCTACTTGTAAAGAGCCTTCCGACGGAGCAGTCGGGCACGCCCTCCCCTAAGGGAGCACGTGTCCACCGGCACCGCGGAGGCGATATGTCTCCACTCCAACAGGTCTGGACAACCTGTTGGAGCGGTCTTGTCCTGTCTGGCTGGGATTCGATGCGCGTGGCTTGGTTCCTTCACTCCTGGGTCGTCAAGACTTTGCCCTCTCGGGGGCTCGCCTTCACGGTCGGGGAGCTGAAGAAGCTTTGCCACAACGTTCGTGGGTCGGCCCTGCACTCCAAGAGGTGGAAGAACGTACCGTGCAACATCCGTAGGGATGTTGTCGATACGCTCTGCCGCCTGGCAGTGCGCCAGCCCGAGAACGGCTTCGCCTTCACTCGGCTCTCCAGGTCGCTGCCTGAGCCTCCCGCAAGGGAGTGCGTCAGGCACCTGCAGGCTGCCAAGTTGATGGCGAGCGCACCGTTTCCCACATCGGCTGCCGCCTTGGATTCTCTTCGGAGCTTCGTTGCCCTCACGCCCGGCGTGAGAGGCAGCGGGCGCCTCCGTCATCCAAGGCGGCTTCCCTCCTCCAGTTCGTCCTGTCTCGAGTGGCCTGCCACTCGAGGCGGGATCGATGGCTACCTGGAGCATCTCGGGCACATGTGTGAGGAGTCTGGGGCGACCCAGGCGTCCTTCCACGCTTACGCTGGGGACTCCCTCGGCGCCTTCTGCTTGCGGAAGGCGTCGGTGGTCCTGCGGCCATGTGCCGGAGTTGCTGCAGACCTTAGGGAATCTTATCGCTGCGCGGGCTTGCTGTACCTCAGGTCTCAGGGGAAACCCTTTGGCATGAAGGCAAGCGCGCTCAGAACCCCCGGATACAAAGTTCGGGTGATCGGTGTCCCCGATTGCTTGACCTTTATTGAAGGGAGCTGGACTCGCTCGTCGCTGCGCTGGTTGGCCCCTGGCCACTGGCGTATCGACGGAGAGTCCCGTGAGATTCCCGGCGGAATGCACTACCGTAAGGGGCACCGTTTCGCCTCTCTCGACTTGTCGAGGGCGACGGACGGTTTGTCCCACGCGGCAGTCCGGGTAGTCATCGAAGGGCTCGCAGCTCGTGGCCTTATCCGTCCTGCGGATTTGGTCATGTCCCTGCGGTCCCTCGGGCTGGAGCGAGGAGCGACCTGGAGCTTCACTGACCTTGGCGACAAGGTCGGTGAAGGGTCGTTCCTCAGAGGGAGTCCGATGGGCACACCTCTCTCCTTCGTTGTACTCTCTTGGGTGAACGCCTGGGCCACCAGTGCGTTCGGTCGGGCACTCACTCACGGTGACGATGCCGTCGGTCGCTACAGGCCGGGCTCCTCTGAGCTCAGCCTGTACGCCGCACGTGTGTCGTCCGTGGGTGCTTCGCTCAACAGGACCAAGACCTTCGTCGCCGACCACGCGTGGACGGCATGCGAGGTCTTGGCCCTCCCAAGGGAGTGGAACGAGGATAGAATGTCTCTCTTCTTCCCCCCCTCCGTGCCGCCGCCGGTCCTTCGGGCACCGGTGGAGGCCGACCAGAGGCTTGAGAACCTCTGGCTCAGGCGCATGGAGAGGGTTATGAAGAGCCGCTTCCCGTGGATCGTGAAGGATCCCCGCTTGCACCTCCCGGTACAAGTGGGTGGCCTCGGATACACGGGTCGCGGTCTTGCTGTTGGGGTCAGCGTCCGACAACGCCTTGGCGCCCTGGTTTCCAGGGGACCGAGTGCCGTCATCGCCGCCGACCTCATAGGCAAGAAGCCATTCCGCGAGGTGGGCCTCTACCCGCGTCCTCTCATTCGGCAGGTGCGACCTGGTTCTTACTGGAAGGCTGTTCGGGCAACCGAGCAGTGGTTCCAGCCAGGTGGCGACACCCCCGTGCCTCTTGAGTCCTTGCAGGCCTTCAAGTGCTGTCTCATCGAGGATGAGATCAGGCTCCTCGAGGGCGACAAGTTCAAGAGGAAAAGAGTAGCGGGCAGACCAGACAGAACAAGTAGGTCGGCGGTGTTCCGGCGGATGGGAGCAGCCCCCTGTCGCCCTCTTTCGAGGCGATGGGGGTGCTCCGCGCTCATCCGCTGGGCCAAGCAGTCTCGCGACTGCTTGGTCACCGTCGACCAAGACATAGCCTCTGAGATTCGGGAGAGAATCCCAGATCCCACGTAGCCCACTCAGGGCGGCATGGGAATGGAAGGACCGTAGCG